ATGCGTGGACCGATGTTTCGGCCGAAGGTGTTGCAACCGTTGATACGTTACTTCGCGTAAACCAAAACTTCGTTGGAACAGGAAATGGAACGGATGTTTTCTACATTCGCGCTGTTACCGTCACCCGCATCGGCGCAATCGTCGATCTGGATTTCACTGTCGGTGCTGGCTACCAAGCCACCGACCGCAGCACCAACAACCTGCACGGTACGCTCTTCAACGGTGTGGAGTTCACGCAGCCGAAGCGCATGGCGGTGCTGTACGCGACTACAAACACGGCGACCAACCAGCAGGTGTTTGGAACGCTGGCTATTCCCACCAACGCGATCATTGAGGACATCATCGTGAACTCGACCGGTACTGCGACTGTGACTATTCGGGACGCAGCGGCAGGGAATGTCATCGTGAACGCAGCCTCCGTTGTTGCTGGCCGACAAAAGCTCACAATCGCGCAACCGTTCAGCAGCGGCGGACAGTTGTGGGTGCAAAGCAGCACCACCGCCACCCTGCAATTCACCATCCTCTACACCATCGCCGCCTAATCCATACCACCATGACCACCCTCTCTTGGATCATCGAACGCCTTCTCGTTAAACCGACCGAAGGTTCACTCACCGATGTCGTCATCACCGCCGACTGGCGATGCAACGGCTCGCAGGATCAATACAGCGGCACTTGCTACGGATCGACCTCATTCGCTCCTCCGAGTGGTTCGTTCACGCCTTACGAAGACCTGACCGAAGCTCAGGTCTTGAACTGGTGCTTCGCGAATGGCGTCGATAAGACTTCCATCGAAGCCAATGTGACGCAGCAGATCAACGACCAGATCAACCCGCCGATCATCGCTCCGCCGCTGCCGTGGGCGGCGCAGCCTTCATCGCCGCCGGTTGAAATCGTTCCTCCGATGTTGCCGCAGGTGGAGCCGGTTTTGGTTGCGGAGGAGGCCGTCGTTTCCGACACTGCCGCCTGATATGGAAATCACCATCACACTGACTCAGGAGCAGACCAACAGCCTGCTCCAGCTCATCGACATCGCCATCAAGGCCGGTGGCTACCAGAACGCCAAGGTCGGCGTTCCTTTGGCCGACATAATCATCGCAGCAGCCCAACCCAAAGCCTCCGAGTAACATGGACGCAACCAACCACGGCGGAACGAATGGACTAGCCTTGTCGCTGGGCACGGCAGCAGCAGCAACGTCTGCATCTATGCTGCCCCAGCTCACCGACGAGATCCGTTTTGCCTCCGCCGTGGTTGGCCTCCTTGCGGCCTGTGTTGCCCTCTACAAAGCCCTGAAGAAATGAAAAATACCAAGACTACATTAGCCGGTATCGGAGCCATCCTCGTCGCTGTTGGCGGCACGTTGAAAGCCATCTTCGATGGCGACCCGACCACCTCGGTTGACCCGACCGCGACCATTGCCGCCATCAGCGCCGGAATCGGCCTGATCATGGCCAAGGATGCCACCGAGAAGCTGGAAATCAAGAAGCCCGAGTGAACTGGATCTATCAGATCCTGAAGGCCCTGCTGGACTGGTTCCGAGAAACACCACCCACCAACATTCAACATGGAAAAGCACCCGAGGATCTCAAGAACGGTCTGGCTGATCGTATTGCTGGACTGCCTGGGTTGCCAAGTGACAAAGGTGGTAATGGTCCCGCACGGTGAACCAGTGATGCTCGCAAAACCAGTGAAAGCCAGCGTGTACGCTTTTGACCAAGACAAGAAGCTTGTCGGGCCGTCCAAAGTGACGCTCCCGGCTGGCTGGTACGTTCTCCCAAAGTAACCCATAGCCAATTCTCACTATGTCGATGACAAATGCCGCAGAGGCGGAAATCCTTGATCTCATATTCCTAAACTCCGATTGGGCAAACATCGGAAACGCTACCGGAATCAGAGGTTCTACATCCGCTGGATCTTTCTTCATCAGCCTGCACACCGCAGACCCCGGAGAAGCAGGGAATCAAAACACCAATGAGGCAAACTATACCGGATATGCTCGAATTGCAGTGGCCCGCTCAGCATCTGGATTTACGCTCTCGACATCCACGATCAGCAACTTTGCCCTTGTTCAGTTTGCTCAATGCACAGGTGGCACCAACACCCTGACGCATTTTGGAATTGGCACCGACTTGTCCGGTGCTGGAAACCTCATCTTCAAGGGATCGCTAACGTCTTCCCTTTCAGTTTCCACCGGTATTCAACCGCAGTTCGCCGCAGGTGCGCTGACTGTTACCGTTGATTGATCATGTGGACTACTTCTGCCCACATTGCTTGAGGCCATTATGGCCAACAGATGAGGATGCTCAAAGCATCTGCGAAGAGCATCCAGATGGAGTTCCGCAAGCTGATCTAGTTCCACGCAACCCTAAAATTGAGGAGGAATAATGGGTTTCACCGGAATAGTATCGCTCGCCGAAGCACCGACCTGGCAGTCGTTCTTCTTCAAGACAAGCTCTCCATCAGGAGCCGCAGGACGCTGGTACGACGCAGCCGTCGGGGCAGGCATCCCAGTCTATCAGGCCTACGTCGGCCAACAGTACGAAGCCACTCTCCTCATAGGTGAGTCCAATCGAGGAATCTACACAGGCCCAACACCATCGGCAGGCCAGACCAAACACCTCTTCGCACTCTCAGCAGGAACATCCACAGCATCAGTCCCATTGACCATGCTGCTGGCCGACTACCTCATGTTCTATCCGCTGATCGACATGGATTCGCTCGATCCGCAGGACATGATCAACCCGGTCAGCATATCTAGGTACACCTCAGGTGAAGGCGTCCAAGCCTACCTCGTTGTCGCAGCTCCAATGAGTTCAAGTGGAACAGTCACCGTCACCTACACCAACAGCCAAGGAACAGCCAACAGGACAAGCACATTCGGAATCGCTTCAACCGGAACCATTGGGAGAATCGCCAACAACATCGACTCAACCTTGGGCGGAGGAGCAGCATCACCATTCATCCCGCTCGCCAACGGAGACAAAGGTATCCGAAGCATCCAAAGAGTCACCTGCAACGCCAGCATGGGCGGGTTCTGCCACATCGTTTTGGTCAAACCGCTTGCAACTCATGTGATTCGAGAGCAGAACACCGAGGCAGAAACCGTGTTCTTCACGCACAAAGCCAACTGCGTACAAATCCAAAACAACTCCTACTTGAACTTTTTGATACTCAACAATACCTCTTCATCTCCTGCACCGCTGAGGGGATTCCTGCAATTTACCTGGAACTAACATGGGCTTCTCTTCAATGGATGATCTCATCAACGAGATCACGACAAATGGAAAGTTCAATCGAACCGATTGGAACAAGATCACCGGTGCGGCTGCGTACGCCGCAGGACGGTGGTATGATTTCAGCGGCTTAGCCGGAAGCCCAGTCGCAAACGCATTCACTGGAACCGCTTTGGCTTGGAAAAGCTGCGACGAAACTACCGGGAACGGCACTCAGATATTTGGAATTCCCCACGGTGGAAACGTCAGCCCGGATACCAAGCACATCCTTAACGTCTCGGCTGTCACTGGCGTTGCCACCGGCGTTCCGGCTCAACTCATGCTGGTAGATCTCCAAGGTTATTGGCCTGGCATTTCTACCGCCGTAGCCACCGCCCAGACGCTTACCGGAACTCCCACGCTTCGATACACGAATGGTGCTGGTTGTAGGCTGTTTTTTGTTCAAACCGTTACTTCTGGTGCCACCGCTCATAACATCAGCTTGAGCTACTCGAACACCACTCCCACATCGGGCAGAAATATGCCGGTCACTGTTTCGATGACCGTATCTGCGATTGTAGGCCACATATCCCATTCTGGAACTTCCGCAAACAATTACGGACCATTCCTTCCTATGGCTTCGGGAGATACCGGAGTTTCAAATGTGGCAAACGTCACTTTCTCAGCGGCATCTGGTGCCGGTTCTGGTGCCCTCTGCCTTGCTCGACCGCTGCTGACTCTTCCGATTACCACGGCTTCAGTGGCTGCTGAACGTGATCTTCTCAACCAGTTGCCAAGCCTTCCTCGTGTGATGGATGGAGCTTGTCTTGTCTGGCTCTATTTCGCTGGAGCAGCAACCGCTGCTGCCAGCAACTTCTATGGCGGAATCGAAGTAGGTTGGGGATGATTCATGTCCCTCAAACAAAACACGACGATACTCTGCCAGTTACCGCTTAGACAAAGAGGCGGTGACCCCGGTTCGTTGCGTTCAATGTGGGGGCGCACAGATCTCAGAAATCAAAGCGCGGGACAAGGCATCTCATCTAAATTGGCGGCTATCCCGTATGGGCATCTTGCTCCTTCAGCTTGGGTGATGCCGTACAAGAGCGGAGCAATGTCGGCGTTCACATACGTCGGGGCTCAGTTCACGGCAAACCCGATCAATCTTGCAGCGGGCGTAAACATCTCCGGTAATTCCAGCGTTGCATTCATTGCTGGCCCATCGCTCCTTCAGCTCATCGTTTCATTGGTGGGCGATTGCACGTTCACATTCACCGTCAATCCAGCAACGCTTCCAGGCGTTCTGAATGCATCAGGAAACGCTGATAATGTATTCACCGTTGGCCCAAGTTCGATTGGAGCTATCACGGACCTTACCGGGAGCCTTGTTGTTACGTTCACTGATTCAGGGACTGCAACTGCCATCGGAATCCTCGCTGGCGACGTTACTCCATACACTGAGCTTTCGCCTGAGACTTTGGCGGCAGCGGTAATCGCTGCCTCGCAAACCACCCCAATCGTTGCTGATGCCAAGAATGTGGTTGGAAATTATCAGGACCAATGGAAAATAAGGTCAACTTACAAAAACAGATCAAGAAACTGATATGGCAACCCCACTTACAGGAAGTTCAGTAGCATCCACCTACATTGGCCTACTCAAGACCTCCGACAACGCCAGTCTTACCGGAAGTCTCAGGAGCATCAGCGATGGCGGCGGAACCGATTCCGCGCTCCAGCTCTCCACCACCGCAGCCAACATTGTCGGTACCCTGAATGTCACGGGTGCCACCGGACTGGCTTCGAGCCTCGCAGTCTCTGGGTTGGCCACCATTGGTTCTACGCTCGGTGTGACCGGTGCCACCAACCTTTCATCCACCCTGACCGTTACCGGTGCTACTACCCTCTCGTCCACTCTGGCAGTCACTGGTGCCGCCAATCTCTCGTCCACCCTCGCGGTCACTAGCAACATCTCCACGAGCGCGGGTAATCTGTCCGTGTTTGGAAACATCGTCCAAACCAACGCCGCCGCATCAAGTTCGTTTGCCGGAAGCCTTACTGCTTCATCGGTAACATTCAATTCAACCTTCACATGCAATGGGAATGCATCGTTTTTTGGAAACGTATCATTCGCCAATCCGTTAACAATCAATAGCACCCTCAATGTTACTGGTGCTACTGTCATATCGAACAACCTTACTGTAACCGGTTCGATTGGATCTAGCTCTTCTATTAGTGGAACTTCTTTGTCCGCAAGTGGTAACCTGACGGTAAACGGCAATACCACTATTGGTAATGCTGCCGCAGATCTCCTGACGGTGAACGCGAATGTTGTTACATTCCCGAACATCACCACTCAGAATGTTGATACAGATACCGATAAGGTTATCATTCTTGATTCAAGCGGTAACCTTAGGGCTTCTAACTCCAGTCAGTTTGTTCAGACTTCATTGAACTCACCTCAATGTAAGCAGACTGCAAACAAAGCCAGAGCAAACATTGAGGCAAATACCACTGGATCTGGTGCTGATGTAATATCGGTTTCTATTACTCCACGAAGCGGCAGTTCAAACATTCTTGTTTCTGCCGTTATCAACTATTCGTTTTTAACTGGTGATTCCAAAAACTGCGTTTTCAGGCTAACTAGAAACGGAACTGAGATTGGAACAAGCACTGGTACTGGAATAGTTGGAATCGCTTCTGCCAGCTACGAAGACGGTGAGATTGAGTCGATCAACAATGTTAAGATAGAGTTTCTTGATTCACCCAATACCACCTCTGCTGTTACATACAAGATTCACATTTATGGATCTAGTGACCTGTATTTGAACTTCAACATAAGTGGTTCCGTCCAGCAAAGCACTACCTCGACGATCACCGCTCAGGAGTACTTCGCCTAATGAAACCCTCTGAAGTAGCGCAAGCAGCTTGCGATAAGCTGTCGTTCACGGACTCGGCCACGCTCACGTTGGCCAAGAAGTTCTGTATCCGCCGCTACTCCATGATCTGGGATTCGTGCCTATGGAACGATACCCTCGGAGTAACCTCTATCTCTGTCGCTGATGGCGATGAGATCAATACGATCAACACCTTCGTCACCACGGCCTACTCCTCGAACACCGGATACAATATGTACATGGACTTCCCGGTGGCCGCGAAGTTCACGATTGATGGCGATACCGATGGCATCGAAATCCCGTCCGCTGAATGGGTGTCATTCTTCCAGCTCGATCCCAACACCTGGAACAACGTCGATAGCCGTAAGTCCACGCCCAACAACTTCGTGAACTGGGTCCGCAACATGGACGTTGCCTACGGACTGGCCGGTGTCCCGAGGATCAAGCTCATCCCAGTTCCCAACGTCAACGGAACCCTCTTCGTTCTCGGCAAGAAGCAGTCCCAGATGCGTCAGTTCGGTGAGGCTCAGACCATCACCAACGACAGCAACTTCGAGCTGCACGGTGTTGAGAATGCACTGATGGCCTACACCGAAGGCGATCTCCTCGAATACTCGCGGCAGTACGGCAAAGCCCAAGCGAAGTTCCAAGAGGGAGCCGCTCAGGTCTCCATTATGAAGGACATGGAGCGAGGCCAGCAGCAGCAGATCAGCCGCATCATTCCTGACAGCCTCTACGACTACACCTTTCAGGACATCACCTAATGCCATTCCAATCCTCAGACGCACTCGACGACCAGATGCTTCTAGATGGAAGCAATGGGTTCAGCACTGGTGTCGTTTCAGCTACTCGTCCAGATGCCATTCCGGCCACAAGCTTGGAATTGGCCATCAACATGGACTACGATGACTTTGGAAACCTTGTCACTCGTCTCGGGTCCGTTTCACTGGTTGGCAACAGCATCACTACCAACTGGGAAGACGTTATCACGAACTGGGAGTCCACCACTGCCAACTTCGCCTCCAACCTCCCAGTCAACTGCCAAGTCTACTCTGGCTTCTACTTTGATACGTCCGCCTCAGAGCGTCTGGTAATCGCGCTGAATGATATCAACGCAAACACCAATCTGTTGTACTACGGATCTCCTGGTATTTCGTACAACGTCATCAGCGGATCTACGATCAATCCTCTCGCGAGATACGTTTACTTTGCTCAGCTCAACGAGAAGTTGTTCTACGCGGATGGCTATAGCGCACTGCGTTATGTCAACAGCTCTAACTCGAACGCATCCATCGCTGCCGGTAAAATCAGCCGCATCGATGTCATCAATCAGGGATCAAATTTTTCCACGATTCCAAATGTAACAATCTCTGCTCCACCAAGCGGGACTACAGCTACCGCTGTTGCTATTGTTGCTAATGATGGCAATTTGGTTGCAATTACAATTACCAATCCTGGAAGCGGCTATACGACCGCTCCAGCGATTACTATTTCTCCGGCTCATTCATCTCACGCCGTAGCTTTTGTATCGCTCACGCCTCCTGCCAAGCCTCTCTACCTCACAACGCATACCAATCGTCTCTGGTGCGTTTCGGCAGATACTACGGTTCCTCCCGATACCCTTTACTTCTCGGACATTCTCGATGGTGAATCTTGGGATCCGCTTGGTTCCATTCGCGTTGGTGGCGATGGTGATCCTATTCGTGGTCTCTACTCGTGGTTTGGATACCGCTTGCTCGTGTTCAAGGAGCGGTCCATCTGGACTGTGGATGCCGATCCCACGCTTGATCCAGCCGATTGGTCTATCTCGCTCGTCAGCGGAAACATCGGCTGCTCCTCGCACCGATCCATTGCTGCGGTGGGTGCTGACGTTTTCTTCCTGTCTCGTGACGGCATCCGCTCGATGGCCCAGATCCAAGCGGGTACTCAGACCAGCGTTGGACTCGCGCTCAGCAGCCCGATCAACGATCTCATCAGCCGCATTGACAAGACGCGCCTCGAACTCTGCGACGGTGTGTTCTGGAATAACCGATACCTGCTCGCAGTTCCGTTCATTCAGGAAGGACCGTTCGGTGTTGGTCTCGAAAACGAGTATGCGATGCTTCTCGAAAACGGTTACCATCTTGAACTCGAAGACCTGATCCCTCGGAATAACGCGATCATCGTATACCACTCACTGGCCCGCTCTTGGCTTGGATACTGGGACAACTGGCAAGTGAACGACTTCTTTGCCACATCGTTCTCAAGCTTTGGCCCTGTGCTGATGTTCGCTGGCGATATGACCGCAGTGTCTTCGGCAAGTAATCAGGTCTGGTCATTCAACGACTACCTGCCAAACACTCGCACCGTACCAACACCGGTTTCTTCCTATTTGGATGGTGGCTCGCAATACCAGTCCTCGGTGACCACCAAGGCTTACAACCTTGGGGAACCCATCCCCGACAAGATCGGGTACAGCATACAGCTTGCGTTCGATAACCCGTACACCACCCAGAATACAGGTGTTACAGTTTCCTACGCCAAGGACATGACTGGAACATTCTCTACGATTGATTCTGGCCTGAGCATAACCAGTTCTCAGAAGTTCCTGAAAGCCTACAACCTCATCAGCAAGGGCCGATGGAACTCGATCCAATTTAAGGTTGAAACCAATGCGGGCGGTCGCCTGTCATTCCAATCCGCCATTCTCTCTGGCTTCGTCGATTCCGTGCGTCCTCAGCAATGAACGCACATCCGTCTATCATCGAAGCAGCTAAGCTGCTCAGGCTTCATTGGCCAACTTGTTCCACATGGAACGATGATCAGCTCCTGAACTGGATCGGCATCTTCAACAAGATGAAGCAGATCGGGATCATCAAGAATGAAAAGGGCGAGTGCATTGGTGTCGGAGCTGTTCGTTTCCTGAACTCAATCGAGGAAGCGGAAGACATCAACAACAACTTCCCTGATGGTCACATCGCTTGGATCGAGATGGTGATTGGGGTTGAGCCGGAAGCTGTTCAGACTCTCTGGTTGGCCATGATGACCGTCTGTTCAGATAAGGTCACCAAGGTGGGCGGATTCAGCAGAGGCGTTTCCCGTTTGTACGATTTCAACAGATACTTCAAACTCCTAATGAACCGAAGGATTTCCTATGGGCGGATCATATAAAGCACCGGATATGGCGGCGGCAAACCGTGAAGCGGTTTACGCACAAGCTCAGACTTTTCCTGTCCTAAGACAGATCGAAGCGGCATCTAGGACCGGAGGCAAAGGATCGTACCCAGTCTATGACGCGTCTGGAAAAGTAATCGGAGAGCGTCAGTATGATTTCAGCGGCATTTCTGACATCGATGTCACACGCGAAACAGCTCGCGCACTAGCATCTCTTGCCCCTGAACAGACCAAGACTCAGCTCGATCTCGCAAAGGAGTACGGAACTCAGTTTGCCGAGCAACGCCTTAAAGAGCTTAAGGCCGCTGATCCTAAACGCTATGATCTCTATGAGAACTTCATGGAGAGCATTGGGCAACGCCCTATTGCCGAGACCGCTCCCGCTGCCCCCACCTACGAGCGTGTCGGCATGCCTACCGGCCCGCAGGATACTGGCGAAGCAGCGAACATCCGCAGCAACCTCGAACGCCAGATCAGTGCCGGTCTCGCTCAAGCCGGAACGCTTGATCCCGCAATGATCCGAGCCGCTGAGCAGGCCGTTCGCGCTCGTGGTACTGCTACTGGAAACGTCCTTGGGAACCTCTCCGCCTTCCGTGAGGCGCGGGCGGTTGGTGAGGCTATCTCCAACGCCGATGTCCAACGCCGTCAGCAGGCTCTTGGCCTACTCCAGAGCGGCCAGACCACGAGCGATGTCGCCAATCGTCAGGCTCAAGAAGCGTTCCAGAACATCCTCGCAGCCACCGGCCAGCGGAACACCGCGCAGCAGCAGACGTTTGCGGGCCAGATGGCTTCTCAACAACAGCGTCAGGGTGCCCAGCAGCAGAACATTGCGAACATCCAGTCCGCTCTGGGTCTCCAGCCCATCGTTTCTCAAGCCGCTCAGCTTGGTGGACTCCAGCAGGGCGCGTCTCCGTTCGGTTCTCCTCAGTACATTCAAGGCATGCAGCAAGCTAGTCCTGGTCAGTTGCTTCAGACCGGTTCCAACTTTGCGCTCCAGAACGCCCAAAACGCGTTCCAAGCTTCACAAGCCAACTCTCCGTTGGGCATTTTCCAAGGTATTACAAGTGGCATTGCAAATCTTGGTTCCGGTTACAGGTCATACATGGGACCCTAATCTATGGCAAACGATACCACCGATTCAACAGCGGCATCGCCGAGTGATACGGTTGACGAGTTTCCCGGTTATCCGGGGTTCAAGCTTGGTGATCCGGTTCCTGGACAGCCTGGAACCAACATTGGCGACCCAATCTTCGACGATGCTGGTAATAGGTGGAACTGGAGGAAAGGTGAATGGGAGTATGTTAATCTGGCCCAGCCACCTTCTAGTGATAAAGGTGGCGTCAAACCGGGTGATGAAACTCTCACTTCCGATACCTACAATCCTCCATCGCCAATTTCCGGTGGGGTTACAGGAGCCGGAACACCTCCGACTACAATCAAGCTTGAGGATGGTACGGTAGTAACTTCCGGTGGCACAGGGCTTGTTGGGTTTCCCGGTAGGCTTCCAATCGTGCTTCCGGGATCTTCGGTGACATCGACTCCGATCTTGGATCTGAGCCAGCCTCCTGTCGCTCCGGTTACTCCTCCAAAGCCACCCAAGCCGATCACCCTTCCGGGGTCTTCGGTCACATCAACTCCGTCCATTGTCGAACCAACCACTGTTCCGATTCCCGCTCGACGGATGCAGGAGGCTTTGAACCCGTACAACGGATACATCAACTACGATCCAGAGGAGATCATGGCTGCTGCAATGAGAAGCCTTGGCGGAAGAATGGCCCGCCGATCAATTCTGAACGAACTGCGATAACATTATGGCTACTCCCGAAGAAAATAAAAAGAGAAGAGAAAAGCTTGAGAAACAAGCTGAGAGGCGGATCAACCCGTTGCTGAAGGGGTTGTCCATGCTTACCGGCGGCATTGCTGGTGAGTTCACTGGAACCAACGAGCAGATCCGACAGCAAAGAACCGCCAAGCGGGCGTTGATGGAAGAGGATCTTGCTGCGTTGCAGGAAGAGCGATTGATGGAGCGAGTAAAGTCTCAGCAGGCTGAAATGCTTAAGAGGCAGATTGAATTGGAGAACGCCAGGACCGATGCGGAAAACCGCAGGCGTTTGCTTGAAGCGGCTGGAACAGAAGAGGCTTTGACTGGCAAATATATCACTGGCCCAGTTGAGCAATCTCAGGAGCTTGGTCGCCAAATAGGGCGACTTCAGAAGCTTTCGGTCGATCAAAAGGAAGCTGCTGAGAAAGCAGGATTGATTGGCCAACTCACTGCGGAAATGGGTCCGACTGAACGTGCCGCAGTTGAAGCTGGCGTTGTCAGTCCATACGAGAGCATGGACATTGCATCTCTTCGCAGAATGAGGAGTGCTTCCGATGTTTCGCTTCGCAAACAAGAAGAAGCGCGGCGGGCAAAGCAAGACGAAGGCAAGGTGTTTGTAAGTAGAAACGCTGCCGGTGATGTAAGTGTTCAGGGGCCTTCTGATCTTGTTACCCGATTTCAAACCGCAAACCCCGACTTCTTTAGGAAGAAAAAGGATTCTCCATACAAAGTCTCGATGCGTCAGACTGAGGATGGCAGTTCATTCAATGTTGATTTTGGGGACATGACCGCAGGTGAGATCAAGGAAATCGCTCCGCAGCTTGAAGAGATGAAAAAAGCGTATGGTGCTTCATCTCAAATTGGTCTCAATGGAGGAATGGGTGCTGCTGACACAGCAAAGCCTATCGCAAAAGGACCGGCTGCTGGAGAAGGGGAATCGATGGTTGGAAGAGGTTCTGGAAAAGTTAGATCCGGTGCTGCTGCCGCTATCGCTTCTCAACCTCAAGCTGAACCTGAACCTCAAGTTCTTGGACCCATGTCTCCAGAGCAGGAGTTTGCTGCCATTAACAGAAAGCTGGCTGAAATTGAATCTCGTGGTGGAGCTTCTGCATACGGAGCAAGACAGACTCTGACGACACCGTTCTACACTGATGTTGCGAGCGAACTAAATGTGCAGCCCGAACAAGTTGGTGCGAGCGTTTACCAGAGAACTCCGAGAACTGTTGTTTCTCAGAACTTCCCCGTTGAACAGTTCCGAAATCTGCCACAAGAAGTTCAGAATCGTTTGTACATTGATGCTATGAACAAGTCTGCTCAGGCGATGCAGCAGGCTGGTTACAAACCGTCTGGAAAGTATTCTGAATACCAAATGAATGATCCGTGGATTGGCAGCATGTTCGACAAACTGAGCCGATAATAACATGACCAAGAATCAGCGCGATTGGTTGATCGAAAACAAACTCGATCCCGAGATCTATGACATAGATGCGGAAGGGAATGTCTTTGAAAACCCAATCATGGGGAAACTCGAAGCTGGAGCCAGATCGGCTGCTGCCAGCGCGGTTCCTGCGCTTGCGGGCATTCCTGGAGCGATTGCAGGTGCTAAGGGTGGAGCTTTGCTTGGCGCACCGTTGGGTCCAGTAGGTGCCGCAACCGGATCTGTTATTGGTGGTCTTATTGGTGGTTTTGGAACTTCGTATGGAGCGAGCAAAGCTCAAGAAGCACTGCTTGAAAAGTATTCTCCAGAGACACTTCAAAAACTGTCTCAAGCTCAGGAGGAGCAGCCAGTAGCTTCTTATGTTGGCGGGTTTGCCCCCACAGCTTTAACCGCTCGCCCTTCTCTCAAGGGACTCAGCGAACTTGGTAGGCCACTGACTCGACAGACCACTCTCCGCGAGGCGATCACAAAGCCAGGGTTTGTTGAACCCGCTGTAAACGTAGCGGCTAACGTCGCACAAGCTACTGGCCAACAGGTTGCCGATGTCGCTCAGGGAGGTGAATTCTCCGGTGGACGACTCGCAGCAGACATCGCACTCGGTACGCTCTTCAATCGCCCCACTCGATTGGGACGCAAGCTGGGTATGGCTGAGGGACCGCAACAAGGTCCGGTTCAGAATCTGGATCTGGAAGAGGCTAGGACTCGGGTAGGCCAGCAGATTGACGCCGAAAGAGTTGCAGCAGAACCCGCTCAAATTGAGCCTGCTCAACCAAAAGAAGAAGCTGATTGGTGGAAGTCATCCGCTGAACCAAGTGCTGATTTCATCAACGAAAAGGCAGCTAGGTTTAAGGTTGATGAGTTTGGAAACACTATTGATGCGTTGGCAAAAGAGCCTAACGCTAATGATATAGCACAAACTCCTGAGCAAGTTCCTAACTTCATTCAGAATAAATACGGAGAATCATTACAGTCTACATACGAGAGTCTCAGTAAGATAAACGAGACAAGCGATAAACTGATACGCGGACTTGCTGAAGAGCAGATGGGTGAGATCCAACGGTCTTTGGCTCGAAAGAAGGAAGCAGAGACTCTTGGGTTTAGAGACATCCTTCCAAAGGCTAACGATGCGGCTCAGGACATCTACGACACAGTGTCTGGCCGTCTCCAACGCCAGGGCGAAGGAGCGAAGATCACTCAATCTGACATCGATGCAGCCGCTCAGATCGCTGCTCGTCGCAACCTGACCATCGAACTGGATCGTCCGTTTGCCGGATCTACCGAGGTTCGTGGTATGTACCTGTCCGATCCAAATACGGGAAACCGCATAGTGCGGGTCAATCCGCTCATGGCAACGGCTGATACGGCCATACATGAAATCGGGCACGATGTGTTCCAGGGTGTCACGAATCCGTCGATGCGGAAGTCACTGCTTGAGTCCGCTCAAGATAGTCCCGCGTACAAGAGCGAGCTTCTGGCCCGCAATGCCGAGGTCCAAGAAGGCAAGCTCACTCCGAAGCGAGCGCAAGAACTTGCTCTCGAAGAAGGTCTCATTCAGGCGTTTGGTGAGCAAATTCCGAACATCCAGCGCAGCGATATCCGCTCTTGGTTCTACGCCTTCAAGGCTTCTACCAAGCAGTTGCTGACTGGCAAGGTATCCCCCGAGGATGCCATCGCGTGGATGCACTATGCGACCACAGAGTCCGTTCCTTGGAAGGGTGTGAATGCTCCAAAAGCAACGGAGCAGCGGTTCCAGCGCGGAGAAGAACAGAAGACTCGCAGTTTCGCAGGGCGTGTTGCCGAGGCTGAGCAACTTCCCACTGAAGTCCGCGAGACGGTGGGCCAATCTCCTGAAGCTCAGTACACACAACAGAACGTCGCTGAGGTTGCTGACCGCGCATCATCGATGTCGCTGTCTCAGCTCAATGCTGATCTGGCAGACTCTGCATCCAACACCAGGGTTGCCTCTGGTATGGAGATCTTCAGTCGCCAGATCAACTCAGGGGATATGACTGGTGCGAGCAAAACCGCACTGGCTCTTGCAAAGAGCGGAACCACTTGGGGCCAGCTCATCAACCAGTTCAAGCTGCTCAACTCTTCCACACCGGAAGGATTGGTTCGACTGGTTCAGGATTCGCTCGCCAGCAAGAAGCGTCCTGAGATGACCCAGCAGCAAGCAGCCATCCTCATGGATGGAGCGAACAAGCTCAAGTTGGCCAACGATGAGGTTCTCGCCGCTGGTCAGGTCGCTCGTGATGCCTTCGCCGCTAACGATGTCGCCGCGATCAATCAGAGCATAAAGCAACTGGACTTGGCCGACGCGAAGCGATCCGAGGTTGATGTAATTCTCAATGAGCAGCTCGCAAAGATCAACCCAGCCGATGCCGCAGACCTCTTCATATCGATGGTTCAAGGCTCCGTGATGGGTCCGATCTCAATCGTCCGCAACGTGGTTGGCAATGCGATCAACTACCCTCTTCGTGAACTTGGTGACGCTGGTGCCGCAGCCATCGACGCGACGTTCTCGAAGGATAAGAACAACTCCTTCAACATCCGCGCTCGAACCACTGATCGAATCCAAGCTATCGAGCGATCATTGCCATCTTTTGTTAAGACCCTGCTCAAGGGTTCCAATGCGATGCCATACGAATTGGGAACCGATAGCGGAAACCCTCTCAACTTCCAGCGTGCATGGCGGCGAATCGCGGAAGATATGGCCGCAGGAAAAATCGGCTCCGCATTGTCCGCTCGCAATCTGACCGAGGCGACTGTTGGCATCCTGCCTGACATCATGCTTCGCCTCACGCAAGCTACTGACATTCCGTTCAAGCAAGCCGAACGCGCTCGCATCATTGGCGAAATCGGTCGCCAGAAAGGTCTCTCCGAAGCTCAGATTCAGATCGCCATGCGCGATCCCAAGCTGGCGTTCGTAACCGATGCCGAAGCTCAACGAGGGCGCAAAGGATTCAGCGAGGACGATCTTGCAACCATTGCATCTGAATCGGCCAAAGCCGTGTTTCAACAAGACAACACCGCGACTCAGGCGGTGGCTGGAATCAATCGCTTCATCAAAGACAAGCTTGGTGCTACCGGATACGTCCCGTATCGACTCATCTCGCTGTTCCAGAAGACTCCGATCAACGTGGCCGCAGAGGCTCTTCAGTTCACACCAGCCGGGGCGTTGCAAAACTGGAGCAAGATGACGCCTCGTGAACGCAACATTGCTGCATCACGAATCGCTATCGGGGCTATGATCACCACGGCGTTCGGTTATCTCTACCACAAGGGTGCGATCACTCCAAACCTCGACACCCCCGGCGAAACGAACAAGGCTCGCGAGTTGGCCAAATCTGGTGGTGTGATGCCTCCTGGTACGATCAACCTCTCTGCCGTTAAACGTCTTGTGAGCGGCGGCAAAGCAGACTTTCAAGGCGGTGATACTGTGGTCGATCTCTCATCACTCGGAACCGCTGGAGCATTGGGCATCATGGCCGGTAGCGCATTGCGTCAAGCCGAGCGCGGTCGCACCAACGAGGAGCTTGCCACATCAGTCTTCAAAGCTGTGCCTCAATCTGGACTCAACTTCGTGATGGAGCAGCAGTTCCTCAAAGGAACCAGCGATTTCATCAAGCTCCTCTCGCAGGAATCGACTTCATCGATGGATCGTTGGATCAAGAACCTCGCAGTGACTGCCGCTTCTCCGGTGGCTCCTGCGATTCTCGGTTCCATGCGCCGCGCTGAGCGCGACAAGTTGCCGGTTATCGGTGGCCAGAGCTTCATCAAGGATACGGTTGATGAACTGAACCAGCGGTATGCCGCCCTAGGCTTGGCCATTCCTGGTGCGAAAGATCCGAATGCAATGCCGGTGCGCCGAGATCTGTGGGGAGATGCGGTTGAACAAACCCCGAAGGGTAGCAATCCGTGGGTCTACCAGTTCTTCAACGCTTGGAAGGCTCGCGACATTGATGCCGATCCGCTCAACACCTCGATCTACTCGATCTGGCGCAGGACTGCTGACAACAGCGCGATTCCATCGGTTCCAAATCCCAGCCTGACTTGGAAGCAGAAGACCTACGACCGCATGGAACCGGAGCAGTATGACCGGTACAGCGAACTCGTTGGAAAATACCGCAGGTTGTTTGCGGAGCAGGAATTCATGCGCCCTCGATTCCAGCAGGGTGGTGACGAGCGCAAGCTCAAGCTGCTCCAGAGGGCTTACGATGATGGCCTGCTTGTGGCGAAGAAGCAGTTCGTTCGGGAACTGACTCAATCCGGCCAAACCCTCACGCCAATCGCCGCCCGACGAGGCTTTCAACAGCCCTCCGAGTAAATTCCCAAAAGATTTCTCTCGACAGTTTGCAACACGCGGCTACATTCGCTTGCGTGAGCGTAAAACTTCTAACCGTCCAAGAGATCGCCTCGGCTCTCGGGACTCATCCCGAGACGGTAAGGCGGTGGATTCGGTCAGGAAAACTTCCGGCTATGAAAGCCACGAAGCGCACTATCCGTGTCCGCTCCGATGTAATCGAGGAACTCCTCCGACAAAACCCACAATGAATGCAATAGCAACGACAACGCAACAGACCGACTCTGGCGAAATGTACGCCAAGATCGGTGACCCCATCACCGCCATCGAGAAAATGGGCGAGTGGATCGCAGCCAGCGGAATGCTGGGATGCACCAAGGTCGAACAGGGAAAACTCATCGCGTGGCAATGCGCCGCCGAGAAGAAGACCCCGTTCGATTTCAAGAGAGAGTACCACATCATCAATGGCTCACTCTCCATGAGGAGCGATGCCATGCTGGCCGGATACCGCGCCCGTGGTGGCAAGGTTTTATGGAAGCAGTTTGATAGCCGCGCTGCCATCGCACTCTGGACCTATGACGGAAACTCCTGCGAGATCGGGTTCTCGGTCGAGGATGCGAAGCTCGCTCAGCTCCTTCCCGCCAAGCCGGGTTCCGGGTGGGCCAAAGATCCGGGTGCGATGCTCCGCGCTCGATGCATCTCGAAAGCCATTCGCATGCTGGCTCCTGAAGTGGTCGCCGGTATCTACACGCCGGAAGAGACCGAAGACTTCCAGCCCGCAGTGACTGAAGTGGCTACGGCCCCCACCAAGAGCTTCGACATCACCGCCAAGCTCGAAGCCCTGTTCGAGGATCGCGAGGAAGATGTGAACGCCCTGCTCCTCAAAGCCGGTCGAATCAGGGACGGCCAGACCTTCCGTGATCTGGATGACTCCATCGCCTCCAAGTACATCGCCAAGCCTGACCTGATCCTGAGCAAGCTGCCGGTGATCGTCAGCCCCGAGATCGTTGCCACGGAGGTGTCCAATGGCTGATGCCATCTACAACTTAGCGGCGGAGGTTTACCACGCCACGAAGGCACTCTCGAAGTCCGGTCTTGATCAGTTCCGCAAGTCGCCCGCTCACTTCCGCGCTTGGCAGGATGGGACCACCCGCAACGAATCCAGTCCCGCACTGGAGTTCGGTACCGCCGCTCATTGCGCCGTGCTGGAGCCTGATCGCTTCGTAGGCCAGTACACGGTGTTCGATGGAGATCGACGCACAAAGGAAGGCAAAGCCGCGTGGCAAGCCATTCTGGACTCAGGAAAGACCCCTCTGCCTCCAGAGCAGTGGGACAACATCACCGGAGCAGCCGCTGCGGTTCACGCTCATCCAGCAGCTTCTGGCCTACTCAATGGCATCAAGGCCGAGGTCTCGTACTTCGACAACTGGAACGGTGTAGAGGTCAAAGCCCGCATCGATGGTATGGGCAGTGATTACATCATCGATCTCAAGACCACCCAGGACGCATCGGCCAACGCCTTCGCTAAGTCCGTCGCTCAGTTCCGGTACCACGTTCAAGCCGCTTGGTATCAGCGCATTACCGGTATCAACCGGTTCGTGTTCATCGCAGTCGAGAAGGAGGCTCCTTACGGAGTCGCTTGCTACGAACTCGATCAACTGGCCATCGATGTGGGTCAATCCATCATTGATGAGCAGCTCAAGACATTCATCGAATGCCAAGAACTCAACTCTTGGCCCTGTTACTCATCCCAGATCCAATCCCTTTCGCTGCCCGTGTGGGCGGCTCGTCAGTCCGAATAAACAAACCAACACATACATACTCACATGACATTCAAAGTTGATCGTTCCGCCGCAGAAGTTAAGCCGTTCGCTGGTCCCGGCGAATACACCGTGGTCATCAATTCCTGTAAGGATGATGGTCTCGACAAGTCCGGCAACAGCGTTGCCACCCTCCGCTACAAGGGCGCAAATGGTGAGGTCATCAGCGACCGCTTCCTGCTCAAGGAGACCATGATGTGGCGCATTCAAGCCCTCATCAGCGCGACCGAAGCCAACATCGATGATGGGGCCGAGTTCGATTTTAGCGTCAACGGAGCCTTCTTCCGATTCCTCCAAGGCTTCGTAGGACTCTCGCTCATCGTCGTCCTCGAAGAGGAGAAGTACACCGACAAGAACGGTGCTGAGCAGATCGCTCTTCGCGTTCGTCGCATGAAGAAGGTGCCGTCCGACATCGACACCATCTAACCCATAAAACAAAGCCCCCCGGAGTGTGCAGCCTCCGGGGGGTGATATGAGTCCAAAACAAACAAACAGAGCGCAACGACACGCTATGCAGACCAAAGATCATCCCGAAACCATTTCGACGCAAGCATTTCTGCTTCGTCCATACCAGCAACGAGCGGTCGAATGGGCCATGCTTGCCAATAGTGGACTCATCATCGCACCAGCAGGATGCGGCAAGACACTGATCGCTTCCTCGATCATCAAACACGCTGCCACCAAATTTCCCAATGTGAGCTTCGGATGGCTCGCTCCCACCCGCGAGACCTGTAACCAAGCAACCAGTGCGCTTATCGCTGCCGGGGTAGACATCTCCCGCGTCGAAGTCCGGTGCCCGCATGAGTCAGTCGATTTCTCCAAGAAGGCCGTCCTGATCGTCGATGAGGCGAAGCATGCGCCAGCCGAGACTTGGAGAAGAATCATCGAGTCCTGCCCCGGATCGGTCTTCGGCTTCGATGCCACCCCGTGGTGCGATGACCCAGATCGCAACGCCGCACTTCGTTATCTCTTTGCCAACAACAGCTTCGAGATCAAGCGTGAGGAACTGGGCAATGTTCTGGCCCACGCTAATGTGTACATGCACCCATCGACAGACCCGTTGCTCCAGCAACGGATCGATGACCAGATCGAAAGACTCTTCGTTGATCGCAAACGCTACATGCGTATCCGCCACCAAGAACTCCGAGCGATGTGCGCTTGGGAAGCTCTAGTCGATATCGGAATTTGCCAGAATAAGGCGAGGAACGACATGGCGACCATGATGGCCGCATCCGGTGGACCCAAGCACCCCACCCTCGTTCTGGTTCCACGGGTAACCCTCGGAGAGCATTACATGCTGGCACTGAGAGGCTCCGTACTCGTCTATTCTAAGATGCCGAAGAAGCTTCGACGCGAAGCAATCGAGGAGTTCAAAGCTGGGAATATCAGCACCATGATCGCCACTTCATTGGCCGATGAGGGATTGGATCTGCCGAACGTCCACACGCTGGTCATGGTCTCCGGTGGTCGCAGTGCCCAGAAGACTATCCAGCGGGCCAGCCGTGCATTGCGCCGTGCGCCAGGAAAGGACCACGCGATCATCCACGACTTCAAGGACACCTTCCATCCGCTGGCTATGGCTCACGCGAAGAAACGTCTCAAATGCTACAAGGAACTTGGATGCTATATTGTATGAACACCGTCATCACAATCGTTTGTATGGCCGTGCTGATGCCACTGTGCGTTATCGCGGGGATCTATGTAGGCCACTCTCTCACCATCAAATCGCAGAACACCAAAACCAATGAACAAAACAATCGTAGCCTGTGACCCAGGCGTAAACGGCGGGTTCGCTATCCACACCAAGGACGGCATCCTACTGTTCCCAATGCCCGAATCATTGCCCGATATGGCGCAACTACTAAGCGGATTCAAATTAGCAGATAGCCACTTGTGGATTGAGAAGGTTCCCAAGTTCGTGTCCAAGCTGACGCCTGCTGCTTCGGTCGCAACACTCCATGAAAACTACGGCATCGTCCAAGGACTGGCCTACTCTCAGGGCTACGCACTGCACCGAGTCGAACCCAAGATCTGGCAGGAACCCCTCGGACTCGGCGGTAGAAAGGCATGCGCCACCGGTCCTGAGTGGAAGCGCAAGCTGAAGAGCAAGGCTCAGGAGTTGTACCCACAACTCGATGTGACCCTAGGTAATTGCGATGCGCTCTTGATCCTGCACTACGCACTCGGAGGTGGGCGATGAGCGATAATGTGAAGAGAATCGTGAACGATGGGAATGGAGTGATGGTGCTGAGCCGCAAGGAAGCCGGTGAAGCGTACAAAGCATTCAAGCGAGTGAAAGCTTACGAGGTTAGTTACTGGACAAAGAACCGGAAGAAGAAGGAATCGAAATGAGCGACACCCCAATATCAGACAGCACTCCGCACAACATAGCCGATCTTGGCATGCTGTGCAGGAGGTTGGAACGCGAACTTAACGCAGCAAACGACCGCATTAAACTGATGGAGGAAATGTATGAGGGCGAAATTGGAGAGAATGAGCAGTTCCTCGGATCTAATCTGCAAGGGTTGCTCACACGCGAACTGAATTGGTCTAAAGACCGCATCAAGCGGCTGGAGAAGTGGATTGCCTGCCTCAATCCCATAGCACAGCACAGCGGCCAATCCGAAAATCGAGAGTGGCACGGTGTTGACACTGGATGGCTTTACCCGTCGCAGGTTGTTTATTTAGGGGAGGCCAAGCCGTGAGCGATACACCGAGGACGGATGCCGAAGCATTCCTTCCGCATGATTCAAAGTATCGGGTTTGCGATGCAGACTTCGTTCGCCAACTCGAACGCGAACTCAACGCAGCCAATGAGCGCATCAAGCGGCTGGAAGAGGCGGGAAACAGAGCAATTGAGAACTCATACTATCCAGACCGAGTTAAGGTGTGGAACAAAGCCAAGGAGGCCAAGCCGTGAGCGCAATGAATTGTATTGGAAAGATACTCAAACGGTTTCTTGGAATTGCGTGTTCTCATTATTGGCAACCGCTAAACGACAGTTTCCATGGCTCACATTCTCA